CTGCTTTTTTACACAGATCGACCTATAGGGCTAGCTCCGTGTGACCTTTGATAACTGTATGTAAGAGTCCCCAGGTAGAGGAGAGAACCTGTGACCGTAATCGTCGCCGCCAAGGTCGGTAAACGTGTAGTCATGGCGGCTGATCGGCAAGTCTCCCTAGGTGGCACTCAGCTGGAAACCTCGGAGCCCAAAATCTGGATCGAAGGTAAATACGTCATCGGGTGTGCGGGTAGCCTCCGATCAGCGCAGATTTTGAAGTACGAGGCTTCGTGGCCTACGTGGCGTCCAAAGGAAGAGCCCAATTGGATGCGGCACGTGGTTACTCGGGTGGTCCCTGCTATCCGTAAGGCACTCGCTAAGTATGAGGTTGAGGACGAAGACTCGGTTTACGCGGTGATCGCGAACCGTGGCCGGTTCGCCACGATTTACAGCGACGGGGCCGTCATCGCGGACCACAGTCCCCGAGCTGTCATCGGTAGCGGCATGGGTGAGGCCCTGGGTTACCTCGGTGACACGGGTCCGTGGGGTGCCGTAGACGTGGTTACGGCCGTACGCCGGGCAGTCATCACCAACACCGGATGCAGCGGGTTCGTCTCCGTTGCGGACACCCGATTGCTGGAAGTCGTGACCGAAGGCGATGAGTAGATGGTCCGATATCCCTCAGTCGATCCGAGACCGCGCGCGAAGCGCGGTCTTCGCTAGGGATAACTACGAATGCCAGATCCGTGGACCGAGGTGCACCGGTAAGGCCGAAGACTTAGACCACATCATCCCGTTGGAGATGGGTGGCCCCATCCTCGACCCGAGCAACCACCGGGCGGCATGTGCCCCTTGCAACCGGGGCCGACGTCAGAAACCAATCAGCTTCGTGTCCAAGGGTAGCGAGCCAGCTTCGAGGGAGTGGTGATGAATCAACTCACATCCCTCGATAAAACGATCGACATTCTCCGGTCTACCGGGCTTCTGACGGAGAAGGACACAGCTCAAATCGAGATCGCTCGTGGTTTGGCAGAGGTAGTAGACGGCCGACCCAACGACGCGAATATCTGGCGTCAGTACCGAGAGGCCGTCAAGGACCTATTTCCGGTCGGCACACCCCCCGATCAACCGATGGACGAAGCGCTGAAGGAGTTTTTTGGTGCGTAACACTATCGCCCCTGCCCTAGTAAGGGACCTGATTAGTGCTTACCGAGGTATGGAAGAGGTACGTAAAGCCGCCGGAGATCCCGCTCATACAGGCATCCGGGTGTGTATTACCCACTTGGAACATCTCTTGGTGCACTTAGAAAAATAGGAGACGCCGTGGACCGGGTGTGCAAGCCGCAATACGCCACCCCCAGGCGTCCCGAACGGGAGACCTTCGGCCCCGAGGTAGCAGCTACAGCGAAAGCTTTGGGTGTTCCTCTGATGCCATGGCAGCGCCTTGTGTCCGACGTCGCTGGCGAGATCGACCCGAGGACAGGCCGCCCGGCTTACGGCGAAATCATCGTGACCGTTCCCCGGCAGTCTGGGAAGACAACCTTTTACGCCGGATATATGGTGTCTCGCTGCCTGGCCCCCAGGTGGACCCATCCTCAGCGGACAATCTTCACGGCCCAAACGGGCCGTGATGCCAGGGATAAATGGCTAGATGAACTTTTCCCAATGATGGAACGTTCACCCCTGGCGAGGTTCATGGATGGGCCACCCCGCACGGGTATGGGTAATGAGTATGTACGGTTCAAGAACGGATCTATGCTCCGTTTGGCCAGCTCCTCAAAGTCGGCAGGCCACTCCAAAACCCTCGACCTAGCCGTGCTAGATGAGATTTGGCACGACGCAGACTTCGCCCGGGAACAGGGCCTACGGCCTACGATGGCCACCCGTCATGATGCCCAGCTCCTTAACTGCTCCACGGCAGGAACTGACCTTAGTGTCGTCTATAACCACAAGGTCAAGATCGGCCGAGAGGCCGTGGCCAATGACTCCGGGCACGGTATTGCCTACTTCGAGTTCTCTGCCCCAGGTGGTGAGAACTGGGACCCGTTCGACACCGAGAGCTTCTACAGCTTCCACCCGGCGCTTTGCCCCGACCCTGACTTTGAGATCCACGGGTGTGGGTGTGGCAAGGGGCAATGGCAGCACACCATCGGGATCGAATTTCTCACCCGAGAACGGCAGTCAATGCCGCTCACGGAGTTTATGCGAGCTTACGGCAACGTGCCGTCTACCCAACATGAGGACCGGGAGATCTCCCGTCAGATGTGGGAATCGGTTCAGACGGTAGACGTCCCCACCGAAGACTTCATCTTCGGCCTGGACATCGCAGAGGACCACTCGTCAGCTTCGATCGTTGTAGTGGGTGAGAACAAGATTGTAGAGGTCCTGGATTACCTACCGAGTGTCGCTCAGGCCGTGCAGCGTTGCAAGGAGTTGTACGACAAGTGGGAGTGCTTATTTGTCCTCGACGGTTCCGGGCCCGCTGCTTACCTGGCTAAGGATTTGGCAAACGAAGGTGTCATGGTTAAAGCCCTGACTGCCTCAGAGACCAGCCTGGCCTGTGGACGTATCTACGACGCCATCGCGGACCAGAAAATCGGGTTCACTCCTCGCGGCAAATACGGCGTGAAGATGACCGAGGCCGTAGAGGGCCTCATCGGCAGGCCTCAGGGGGATCGCAAGGTGTGGTCCCGGGTGCAGAGCCGTTCGGATATCGGGCCGTTCATGGCCGCCACGGTGGCTTATTCACAGTGCAATGACGGAGAGCTATTCGGATTCGCGGGGTAACGGGCATGAACTTCAAAGTAGCAATTACCATCGTTTTGGGCTGGGGGTTGTTCCTCTGGAGCATGTACCAGGTTAGCCCGATCCTCGGAAACGCCGTCGCTGGTTTATCCCTACTTCTCATTGGCATCGCCCAAATCGATGTCAAGAAAGGTGACTCCACGTGAAACTATGGCAACGCGGAGTCCAGCGGCTGACGGGCTCCGAAGTCCGATCCGAAGGACTCGGAATGGACTGGTTCTTTGAGTTCATGGGCCACAGATACCCACATGCACCTAATCAGACAATCCACGGCAACGTGGAGCCTGCTCCGAGGACGTTCGAGGATTACTCCATCTCGATGATGGCGGGCAACCCCGTAGTCTTCGCGGCCTCCGATATCCGGATGAAAGTTTTCAGCCAAGGGACATTCCGATGGCGGGACCTCGACACCGGTAAGGTTCGTCGGGCAACGTCACTAAACCGCGTTCGTAAACCGTGGCCGGGTGGCACCGAGTCCAGACTGTTGTCCCGAATGATTAACCACGCGGACCCTAGTGGCAACGCTTATGTGGTGGACTTCGGAAACAAGTTCGGGTTTCTCCGCCCCGACTGGGTAACCATCGTTCTGGGATCCAATCTCGAACCGGATAATCCGTCGATCGCGGAAGATGCCGAAGTCCTCGGGTACGTGTATAAGCCCCCCGAGTCTGAGGGTAGGTTCTACTTCCAGAACGAGGTAGCCCATTTCGCTCCCTTCCCGGACCCGCTAGCGCGGTTCCGTGGCATGTCTTGGATGACCCCCATCATTCGAGAGGTTCAGGCCGATAAGCAGGCTACGGACCATAAGCTCAAGTTCTTCGAGTCGGGTGCCACGCCTAACATGATCGTGTCGTTCGACGCCACCACTACGCCCAAGCAAATCGAAGCGTTCAAGAAGCTGATCGAAAAGGGTGGCCAAGGTATCGAATCCGCGTACAAAACCCTCTATCTGGGTGGTGGTGCGGACGCCACAGTGGTTGGCGCGAACATGCAACAGATGGAATTCGCAGCTACCCAGGGGAAAGCGGAGACTCGTATCCTAATGGCCGCTGGAGTGCACCCGGTTATCGCCGGGGCTAGCGAAGGTATGCAGGGTGCCAGCCTGAACGCGGGCAACTTCAACTCTATCCGCCGGTTGTTCTCGGATATCCACCTGCAATACCTGTGGGAAGAGGCGGCGGCGGCAATGTCCAATCTTCTGAAGCCACCGAATCAGAGCCATGAGCTTGTAGTGATCGGCGATGACATGCCCTTCTTGCAGGACGACGCTATAGACCAGGCCACGATTAACAAGACGGGTGTATCGACCATCGCGGTCGCGGTCCGAGACGGTTTCGAGCCTCAGTCAGCTATCGACGCAGTTGTTAACAACGACCTCAGCCAGTTGAAGCACACCGGGATGTTGAGTGTTCAGCTTCAACCCCCAGGGACGGTTACCGCTGATCCTGTATCCGAACCTAAAACCACAGATAACGGAGGTCAGAAGTGACCGAAGCGCCCCCGGCGCGGCTGGATCTTCCGGTCCTCCGCGCTGTTACAGAGCGAGCCAAAGCCGATGAGAACTCGTCCACCCTCGAAGGGCACTTCTCGGTATTCGACAATTGGTTTGAAATCAACTCTATGTTTGAGGGCCACTTCATGGAGCGAACCGCTTCAGGTTCGTTCAAGAGGACATTCAACGCTTTCCGGGATGCCAGCAGGCCAACGATTCATGTGCTTTTCGAGCATGGCCTAGATCCGACAGTGGGCGATAAACCCTTGGGTCGCTTCTCCTCGCTGAACGAGGATCGAACGGGGGCCTCTTATGAGGCTGAGCTGTTCGACACCCCATATGTGAATGACCTCTTGCCTGCCCTCCGGTCCGGCATCTACGGATCATCCTATCGATTCCAAGTTGTCCGCGATGAGTGGGATTACGACCCGGAGCCTTCGGACTTCAACCCGGACGGCATTCCCCAGCGGACCATCTTGGAACAGCGGGTGTTCGAGGCAGGCCCTACGTTGTTCCCCGCTAACCCGGCTGCTACGGCTAATGTTCGTTCAGCCACGGATTGGTATTACGAGGGCCTTAGGCGTAAAGACCCTAAGGTTGTCGAAACCTACCTTGAGAGAGCTATCTCTCAGCGCACGGCGTCAGCCCCCGCGCGGACTTCTGAAGACGACTCGCGAACTGGCACTCGTCGGACCCCCCAGGCAATTCGCCAGATTTATCGCAAGTACATCGTCTAGGAGACGCACATGAAAACGAAGCTGGAAAAGCTTCTGGAGCGCAAGGGTGAGCTTATCACCGAACTGCGCACCCTCAGCGAGGTTGACGCCGCTGAGCTTACTGATGAGCAGGACACCCGCGCGGCTGAGATTGAAGCCGAGCTGGAGACCCGATCGGACGACGGCAAGGTTACCGGCTTGCTTGCGGATATCAAGCGCGAGACCGAGCGCGAGGAACTTCGTTCCCGCGCCCTCGCCGATGAGGGTAAGCCTACCGGCGAACCGGGCTCTCAGCCGGACGCGTGGCGTAGCAAGGCGAATACGGGTGTTCGTACGAAGACTGACCCGTTCGACCTGTCGGGCCTTCCTGCCTACGGCGAGAAGCGAGCCTCTGAGTGCAAGGCGCGGGCCCTGGACGCTATCGAGCGTTCTACCCGGTTTGTGTCGGACGAGCACAAGGAAGCGGCTACTAAGCTCATTGAGCGTCGGGGCCATGACTCCTCGCAGACCCGTGGTCTGTCTGAGTTCATCCTCCTGGGTGCCTCGGACGTCTACGCGGATGCCTTCCTTCGGAAGATGGTCGGTGAAGACCTGACCGTTGAGGAGCGCAGTGCTCTTTCGCAGCGTGCCATGTTGGCCCGGTCGCTGGGTCTCTCGGATGTTACCGGGGTCCTGATTCCATCCCACCTGGACACCACGATCATCCTTGCCAACGCGGGCCGTACCAACCCACTTCGCCGCCTCGCGCGGACGGAGACCGGTACGACCAACGTGTACACCTCGGTTCGGACCTCGGGTGTGTCTCACAGTTGGAAGGCTGAAGACGCTGAGGTTGACGACAACTCGCCCAGCTTCGAGAACCCGACCGTGACTGCCTACAAGGGCACCGTGTTCGTCCCGATCAGCTTCGAGGCGTTCGAGGATGCACGGGGTGCGGAGTCGGAGATCATTGCTCTGATCAATGACGAGATCGATGACGTTGAGGCCACCGTGTTTGCAACTGGTAACGGCACCTCCCAGCCCCGGGGTTTGATCACCGCGTTGGACGCCAACACCAACGCGGAAGTTTCTTCGACCACGAACGGTGTCTTCGGGCAGGCCGACCTGTACAAGTTGTACGAAGCGCTTCCCCCGCGCTACCGCAACGACCGTACTCAGTGGCTGGCTAACCTCACGGTTCTCAACGACGTTCAGCAGTTCGATACCCAGGCCAACGCCAACGTCCGGAACTACCCGGCCATCATGGCGCGGGTTTCGGAATACTCAGCGATGGACGGCGACATTACTACCAGCGGCACGAACAACGTGCTTGCTGTCGGTGACCCGTCTACGTACCTCATCTACGACCGTCTTGGTTTGTCGGTGGAGTTCGTGCCGAACCTATTCGGTACCACCAATGGTCGCCCGACCGGTCAGCGCGGTTGGCTGGCTCACCACCGCACGGGTGCCAACCTGACGGTTGGCCACGCGGCGAGTGACACGGTTGTGGGTTGGCGTCTGCTCCAGGTGACCAACGCCTAATGAAGCTGGCAGGGCCTAGGAGTTCGCCCGTTCGCCTAGGCCCTGCCTTTCAGAACGGGATTGAATGGGAAAAGGAGTAAATCGTGGCTGTAGTCGCGAAGATCTCGGCGCGTACTAGCGCGGGGTTTATCTACCAGAACCACCCTTACGACGAGGATCACCCGGCGGTTATCGCGCACCCGGACTTGTTCGAGAGCGCCGAGGACCGTCTGAAGAACACTGCGCGACCCAAGGACACCATCGAACTCGGTGACCGGTCAGCATTGACTCACGGTACCCGCACGGCTCGACAGGAGCCGGGCGAGGCTCGCACTGAAACTCCGGCCAAACGCGGTCCGGGTCGACCCCGCAAGAACTAACGACTAAGGAACGGGCATTCCATGTCGGACACGTACATCATCGGGACTCTTACCGACGGCCACCCGTCGTGGGCCTACCACAAGTCAATTCGAAACCTCATGCACCACGACCTGTTGAACAAGCAGCGTCTCCGGGGTTTCACGGATCACGAATGCGGGGCCGGTCGAATCACCGACGCTCGCAATGATGCCGTTCGCGCCTTCCTCAAGACGGGCGCTGACTGGTTGGTGTTCATTGACTCAGACATGGGATTTGATGCTGACGCAGTGGACAGGCTGATTGACTCGGCGCATGAAGAGGGCACCTATATCATGGGTGGCCTCGCGTTTGGTATGCGCCGGGACGGCGTTGGCCCCCAGAACTCCATGAAGTTGGAGCAGTTCCCGACCATTTACCGTTGGGTGGAGACGCCTACGGCCGTCGGGTGTGCCCCCGTGTATGACTACCCACGTGATTCTGTCGTTGAGTGTGACGGCACGGGGGCCGCGTTCTTCGCGGTCCACCGGTTCGCGCTGGCTGAGATGGAGCTGGCTTTCAAGGACTCGGCTCGCCCGTGGTTCCACGAAGCGGAGATCAAGGGTCGATTCTTCGGCGAGGACTTGTCGTTCTTCAAGCGAGCTAAAGACCTCGGTTTTGGCGTGTACGTCAATACTGCGGTCAAGACGAGTCATCACAAGACGGCCTACCTGACCGAGGGTTCACAGCCTCAGCTCGCGGACATCCCGAACTACGTCGTCATTCCAGTGAAGATCGATACATTCGAGCAACTGGAGATGACCGAACATCTGGTTCAGGAACTCGCCTACCAAGGTGAGTGCGCCAAGATCTTCGTGTTCGACAACGGTAGCTCCCTGCCGCTTGGCAGTATCCGGGAGAGTGGCGGTATTATCTTGGCTGCCTCTGGTAAGAACATCCACGAGATGTGGAACAGGGGCCTTGAAAAGGCTAGTGCTGAGTCCAACCTGTCTAACGTCGTGATCCTGAACAACGACATCACGATCGATGGCCCTACGTTTGTTAGTAGCCTGGTCCACCCGCTCCGTCACGACCCCTTAGTTGGGGCTACGTGCGCCAACTACGACGCCCGCGCGGGTACGGGTACCCAGTACACCGAGGACATGTGCGCGGGTCGTTACGACGGCACGGGGGGCTTTGCGGGCTTCGCGTTCGCTCTCAAGGGCGAGACCGGATACCGGTTCCCGAAGAACCTCCAATGGTATTTCGGGGATAACGACTTGTTCACGTCCGTGCACTACGCGGGTGGCAAGACGGCGATCGCCCTGGACGCCAAGTGCACGCACATCGACGGCGGAAGTAAGACCGGCGATTGGGAATCTATGCGGGCCGTGCTAGAGCACGACCAGAAAGTATTCGAGGAGAAATGGCCGGAGGTGAAGATACGTGGCTAGTGCTACTGACTTGCTGACATTGGCTGAGGCCAAGTCGGCCGTTAACCTGCCGTCGGGTACGAGCACCCAGGATGACAGCTTGGCGTTATACGTATCAGGCATCTCTCGGCGTATTGACTCCCTTTGTGGCAACGTCGTACAGCGTTCGGTCACTGCTGAGCGCCACGACGGCGGGGCCAGCATCATCATGCTAGACCAGCACTACGCGACGGCTATTTCCTCATTCTCGGAATGGCAAAACGGCGGCGAAGTAGTCCTTACGGCAGAGACGGACAGCACCAAGCCCGCTAACGGGTACCTACTGGAACCAGGCAACCCGTACAGCTTCGTCTATCGCCGCATGAGCGGCGTAGACGCTACCTTCCGAGCGGGACGACGGAACCTTATTGTCTCCTACACGTCCGGCCGAGTTGCTGACACGGCGTCTGTAGATGCTCAGTTCAAGCTAGCCGCATCCGCCGTTCTCCGGCGAGTATGGAAGCGGGAATCTAGCGGCTGGTCCCAACAGCCGTCGTTCTATTCGGACACAGAGAACCCCGCCGATCCGTTGCAGTTCTATCGTGCCGTCGATCCGATGGTGCGGGAGTTCCTTAATGACCAGCTCTTGCCGCCTGTCGGCATCTACTAGGAGGCGATGTGCCTACCACATCCACCCTGGGGGTGGCCAAGGCAGCCCTAGTGTCCGCCTTGGATACAGGAGTTCTGTCCGGCAAGGTTAACTACGCGTGGCCGGGTCCGGTAGCCGCCAAGAGCTGGTTTGAGGGCTTGTGGCTGGGTGACGTCAAGGACTGGCAACAGGAGTTCCCGAACAATAGAGCTGGTCGAAAGCAACGCCAGGAAAGCTTCACGATCGAAACTATCGTCTGGGTGGCTAAACCCGACCAGACGAGCGCGGGCGCTCAGGCTACACAAGAACGCGCCTTGGAGTTGCTAGCGGTTGTCGAGAACGCCCTAGCCAACGACGTCACTATCGGCAACTCAGCGATTCAGTGGGGGCAGGTCGCCGCATTGGGAAATGAGATGACCCCGTTGGAAAACGGCTGGGGATGCATGATCACTATCGATATCACCGCGCACGCGAGGTTGACATGAGCAAGGTTGAGTACCTGGGCCATCGGCCCGTTCAGGTCGTGCCCGCTACGGGCGCGGCCACATTCACAGCATATCCGGGGGGTGTGTTCGAGGTTGACGCCAAGACGGCGGCTTCCCTCTGTGAACAGTCCCGGAAGTTCAAGGCCGTCAAGGCCAACACCAAGGAAGGTGAAAAGGAATGAGCACACCCGCCGGTGTTGGTGCCCAGTTCGGCTACGTCTCGGAGACGACTCCGGGCACTGCGGTCACCGTTGATACGTTTCTCCCGTTCAACTCCGAGAATATCAAGAACAACATCGAACGGCTTGACTCGAACGGCCTTCGGGCCGGTCGGTTTGTCACGGCTGCATGGAAGCCCGGCGCTGGGCTTGTCTCCGGTACGGTTGAGATGGAGCTATGGAATACTGACGTAGCAACCCTCTTTGCCCACATGTTCGGCGCTGTTGCCACGGCTACGAACGCTAGTCAATGGGACTACACCTACACCCCCGCCGACTTGACCGGTAAGTCGTTCACCTGTCAGGTGGGGCGACCGGATATTACGGCAACGGTTCAACCGTTCACTTATGCCGGTTGCAAAGTAGGCAAGTGGGCCATTTCGTCTGACCTCAACTCCATCGCCATGCTGTCTTTAGACATCGTCGGGATGACGGAGACCACGGGCACGGCACTGGCTTCGGCTAGCTACGATTCCACCCTGGCCCCGTTCGTATTCACCGAGGCATCTCTGTCCATCGGCGGGGCTACGAACAACGTCGTGCACTCGATCGAACTCAGCGGGGATAACAACCTGACGGAGCGTCCTCGTCAGGGGCAGTCCACCTCCCGTGAGTACCTGGCTAACGGGTTCCGTGAGTACACAGGGTCGGCCACTATTGATTTCGAGGGCTTGACTCAGTACAACCGGTTTATCGCTGGCGACGAAGCCGCCCTGGTTCTCACGTTCGACAACGGCACTGAAACCCTGGTAGTTACGTGCAACGTCCGGTTTGATGGCGAGACCACAGAAGTGGGTGGACCAGAACTTCTGTCCGAGAATGTGCCTTTCAAGTGTGTTTCCGCGACGTCGGACGCTGCTGCGATTACGGCTGTCCTCACCAACGCGGAAGGCTTGACGGGAGCGGCGTAATGTCCGCTATCAAGCTTGAGGGATTTAAGGAATTCCAGAAGGCCGTACGTATCGCGAACGGCGGAAAGTTACCCAAGGAGATCGGCCGAGCCCACAAACAAGTGGGTGAGTTTGTAATCTCTAAGCTTCGACCCGCCCCCGTCCCGGGGGCGGTAGGTGCCGGGTCCGGTGCAACCGTACGACCTTCGGCTAGCTCCCGGGAAGTCTTGCTTCGGGTCGGAGGTGGCCATCGAAAGGCTAACTTCCAACAATGGGGTCGTAGAGGTATTCGTCCCCAGACGCCCGGACGCCCGTACATCGTGAACACAGCGAAACAAAATGAGGCCGGAGTCCTCAAGATCCTGGAACAGCGCGTAGACAGCGCCCTGAACCAAGCATTTAAGAACTAAGAACGGGTGAGAAAATGGCTGTAGGTGTTGGCAAAGTCAAGGCGTACTTCCGCCTTGGTGATCGAAATCTTGTGCTGGACTACAGGAAGGTACCCGCCAATGGGTGGCGTGCCATTAAGTCGACCACCGGGTTCACCCAGTCGACGCTAATCAAGGCCGTGCTCGAAGCGGATATCGACGCCGTGGTAGCGCTGGTGTACCTCGAACGCGTGCAGCGTGAGAGGAACCTGAACTATCTGACGGTTCAGAACGAACTCGACGCCGCTGATACTGAGTTCGAGTTTCAAGCCCTGTCTGCCAACGGCAACACCATCGGGGAAATCCCAGGGGACGACCCTGGGGAGGACCCTACTACAGCGCAGTCCTGAAGATGCTCCCGTACCTGGCCGAGGAATTCTCATTGAGGCCATCCGACGTCTGGGATATGACCCAAGATGAGCTAGACGTGTACTCGGCCCGGCTACGGGAGATTCACAAACAACGCAAGGCTGCGCAAAGCAAAAGACGATAAGGAGAGCCGACAATGGCCGGTGGGGTTCTACGCATTGCCATTGTTGGTGACGCTTCCAAGCTTTCGGGTGAGCTGGACAAAGTCGGGGGCAAGGTTGGCGGCCTGGCATCTACAGCGGTTAAGGCTGGGGCAGTCATCTCGGCAGCGCTGACCACGGCCGCTGTAGGCGTGGGTAAGGCATTCGCGGATTTTGACGAGAAGATGACCCAGTCTACGTCGATCATGGGCGACGTCTCCGACAAGATGCGGAACGAGATGTCGAATGCCGCCATGAAGGTGGCGGAGACAACTAAGTTCAGTGCTAATGAGGCCGCAGAAGCCTTCTACTTCCTGGCTTCTGCCGGTCTCAGTGCCGAACAGTCTATTGCGGCGATGCCCGCCGTGGCACAGTTCGCCACGGCCGGTAACTTCGACTTGGCACTAGCGACGGACCTTCTGACGGACGCACAGTCCGCACTAGGCTTGTCCTCCAAGGATGCTGCCGAGAACCTGAAGAACATGACTCGGGTGTCTGATGTCCTCGTTCAGGCGTCCGTTCTGGCCAACGCATCCGTTCAGCAGTTCTCAGAAGCGCTTACCAAAGACGGCGCGGGGGCCTTGGTCCAGTACAACAAATCGATGGAGGAAGGCGTAGCCATCCTCGCGGAGTTCGCTAATAAGGGCCTCAAGGGCTCCGAAGCGGGCACCCTGCTTAAGAACACCCTGATCGGCCTGGACGTATGGGGTCGCAAGAACACGGCGGAGTTCGCCAAGTTCGGGGTTACGGTATATGACACCGCCGGGGCTATGCGCCCGACGGCCGACATCATCGCGGACATGGAGAAGGGCCTAGGTGGCCTGTCCACAGAGGCTCGTAACGCGGCTCTCCAGACTATGGGATTCAACGATGACCAGCGTCGGGGAATCATCATGCTCATGGGCAGCAGCGATGCCCTCCGGGTTTACCAGAAGTCTTTGGAAGGCGCTACAGGTGCCACCAAGGAAATCGCCACTAAGCAGATGGACACGTTCAATTCCCAGTTTGCGGTAGGTAAGCATCTGGTTAAAGACTTCGCGATCGTAGCCGGGTCGTTCTTCATGCCCGCCGTTACTGCGATGCTGACCAAGATAAATAACTTCGGATCTACGGCCCGGGAGAAGTTCTCGGCGTTCCGTCAGAGTGTCGAAGATATCGTGGGTGGCGCGGAGGGCATGAAGGACTTCGGGAACGTTCTCTCAGCAGTGATGCAGGTTATTCGCGGTGAGGTTGGAAGCTTTAACCTGAGCGGGTTCATCGACGGCCTGATTCAATCTGTGGTGAACGCCATCCCGATGATGGGTGGCGCAGCATTGAGGCTGTTCACGGCTATTGCCGAGGCTGCCCCGAGGATTCTTCCTCAATTGGTGTCCAACATTCTGTCCTTGGTGAGCAAGCTAATTATTGCTGTGCTGACCGCTATCCCTTCTATCATCGAAGCCGGGGTGGCCTTGCTCGAAGGCTTGATTCAAGGGATCGTGGCAGCTCTGCCCAAGCTCTTGACCTTCGTGCAAACGGTACTCCCCAAGGTTATCGAAACGCTAGTCGCAGCTATCCCCCGGATCATCGAAGCAGGCGTAGGGCTTATTCAAGCGCTCGTCACGGGCTTGGTTCAGTCGCTTCCTATTTTGGTTGCAACTATAGCCTCTGCCATTCCTCAGATCCTGACCGCGATTATCAACGCGATTCCGCTGCTGCTAGAGGCAGGAATCAAGATCATCCTAGCTTTGGTAGACGGCATTGTTCAGGCTGTACCGCAGTTGCTGATTACCGTCGTGCAGTTGATTCCTAAACTCCTGACTCAGATTGTATCGGCGTTGCCGATGATCCTAGAGGCTGGAGCTAAGGTGATTTTGGCCTTGGTGGACGGCATCATAACCGTGCTTCCTAAATTGCTGGAAGTCATTATCACGGATGTTATACCTACCATCATCGATGGCGTCGTAGGGGTTCTCCCTCAGATCATCGATACCGGGATCAAGGTGTTGACCTCACTGATTACCGGCATTGTGAACGCGATACCGAAATTGGTGGAGTCCATCATCAAGCTCATCCCCCTTATCGTCACTTTGATCGTGGACAACTTGCCCAAGATCATGAAGGCGGGCATCGATATTCTGTTCGCGCTAATCGATGGGCTGGTTACGTCGGGACCCCAGTTGCAGGCTGCCATGTGGAAGCTTGTATGGGAACTCGTCAAGCTGATCCCAAAGTTGGTCCCTATGATGATCGAGGGTGGCGCTGATCTGATCTGGGGCCTGATCAAAGGCATCGGGAACATGGCAGGTCACCTCGCTAGCAAGTTGGTCGGAACAGTTAAGAATGCCTGGGGAAGTGTCCTGAACTTCTTGGGCATTAGCTCTCCGTCCAAGGAAGGCATGAAGGCCGGTGAATGGCTGATGATCGGTTTCCAGAATGGAATTGATTCCATCGGACTGAGCATGCCAGCCATCCCCGCTTTGATGGCGGACGTTGACCAAACCATCACCCGGAATCTACGGGCGGGTGATGTTGACTATGGCTCGTCGGCCCCGTCTTTCAGTCCAGAGCCCGGGGCCCCCGGAAGGGGGACTTCCCAGCCAGTGATCGTGGTCAACCTCGAAGGTGGACTCAAACCATTGGTGTCCGCGATTCGGGTGGCGGTTGACGAAGATGCGGGCGGTAGCGCCGAAGAGTTCTTTAGTAGGAGGTAACAGTGGCAGGCGAGACAGATTTCAACGTGTTCATGCGGTACGAGGGTGTTTGGAACGACATCACTGAGTACTTGGATCTGTCTCAGCCCGTCATCGCCAAGGTCGGTCAGCCCTCGGAGCACGGTACGTGGACCCCGACCGAAATCGGATTCACCCTGGACGATGAAGAGGCCCGGTTTAACCCGGAGAACGCAGAGTCGGACCTCTACCGTAAGTTCGGTATGGGCACTCCGATCATGGTTTCGGAGGGGGAGTCGGACAGCTACGCCAAGTTCTACCACAGCCAGCAAGAGATTATGTCAGTCTTCCGAACCAGCGAAGTCCCTGACTCCACTACGGGCGTCTACGACATTCGTATCGAGGGTTCTGTACCTATCGGAGACTTGAGCACTTGGCTCGTCGGCCGTATCGACACCGACACCGAGGCTATGGGCTGGGCGGTGGGCGTAAGTGGGGTTGTCAGAACCCCATTCTTTACATGGACTACGAACGGCGGTGCCTCGACATCTGCCCTAGTCGGAGCAGCGATATTTAACCTTGGGGATACGGAACGGGCTTTGAGGTGGACTTTTGAAGCCGACAACGGGGCAGGGGGACGAACCGCCCGTTTCTACACGGCGACGACTATTAACGGCCCGTGGACGCTGACCAGTACGGTTACTAATGCCGGAGTAGCGACGCTGACGACTACTCCGGCAGAGCTGACTATCGGAGGTGTTCTCAGCGGCCTACTTCCCCCTTTCGGGGCCCGGGGCATCCTCCGCCACGTTGAACTCCGGGATTCGACCAACGGCACACCCGTATCCACGGTCGATTTCACGAACCGTACTCAGGCAGGTATCTACGGGTTTCAGGACGAGGAAGGGAATCAGTGGACGAGTCGCGGCGGAGCCGCGATCGTAGATGAGTCTGTTCGGGCCATGGGTGAAGCAACATCCTTTAAGCCCCTTTGGGATTCGTCCGGGTACCGGCGCAAGGTTCAAGTTCGGGCACGTGGTCCTCTGGCCCGTCTTGGACGGGCCACTAAAGTTAGCAACCGGTCTCGAATGTATCGCCACGTCTCCGCCCGTTCGGATGTGGTCGCGTATTGGCCCCTCGAAGAGGGGACCGGGGCAGTAACTCAGCTAGGGGCCAGTACTCGAAGTGGTGTCGCTACCGCTCCACAGGTAGGTTTGACTGAAGGCTTCTGGACGCCAGCGGCTTTCTCCGGGTTCTCCGGGTCTGATCCCGTAGCCACGTACGGCGGCCGATGGGTATACGGGGCGGTTCCTGACCATACCCTCGCGATTGACCACCAACACGTGTCCTGGCAGATGAGGCTAGAGAACGACGCCGGTATCGGGTCGGGCACAGAGCTAATGTCGTGTGTCATAGATACAGCATCTCACGGTGAAGTTCGCCTGTACCTGAAAGCTATTGGCACCCTGTTCTATCTCCTGATGTACCCGGCAAACGACCCATACAACGTCATAGCTTTTGATACCGGTGCGCTGATATCCGCTGCGTTCGAGAAGCTTGTATACTGCAAGTTCTGGGTTAGAGAAATCAGCGGAGGGCTGACGATTACCTTTGAACTCCAGGAGGAAGGGTCCTTAAGCTCTATCTCCGTCATATCCTTGAGCCCCTCCGGGTACACCACCGGGCCTGTACGCCAAGTTCGGTGGGGGGGTGCGGCATCTAGTGACATCGCCTTCGGGCATGTTCATGTTAGCAGTGCGGCACAGATCGTGGTTCAAGAACCGGAGACTCGCTCATTCTTGGTGGCACCCGGGTACCCCTCTGAGTTCAGCCCACATCGGATTGCCCGGCTTATGGATGAAGAATCACAAATTGCTTACTCCCGGTATGATATTTATCCAAATGGCCTTTTGGAGAACCCTGCTGGTACAGAACTGGCAGCACAGGATGATGGCAACAGCGTAGAACTCGCCCGTAAGGCGGCTCTTTCTGACTACGGGTTGATGGGCGAAGACTTCCGTACAGGAGCAATCGTGTTCCGACCCCGGTATACCCGGCAGGGGCAAGATCCAGTATTCACGCTGTCTTCGGATGATGGCACCGTGATTCATCCGGTGGAACGGGTTACCGACTTGTCGGACACCGTGAACCACGGGATTGCTCGAATCTCGGGTGGCAGTTCTAGTAGCTATCTCAAGACGTCCGGCCCCCAGAACTCCAACCGCCCCGAGGATGATCCAGAGGGTGCGGGTTACCTGGTCGGTGAGATCACTGTGTCCCTGGCAGACAACGAAGCACTCGGCCAGTACGCCGCGTTCCTGGTAGCTACTACCACCACGGGCGACCCGCGTATCTCGAATGTGACCATCGAGGTTGAGTTCAACTCTGCCCTTGAGGCGGGTATCCGGGCCCTGTTCCCAGGAGACGTAGTTAGAATCGAGTTCCCGAACCTCCCCGGGGGTAAGGGTGTGTTCGACTTCATCGTCTTCGGGTGGGAAGAGGAGTTCTCCGTTCACCGCCGTAGGTTCTCCATGAACCTAGGTCCAGCGGATGGATGGAACAACATTGTCCTGAGCACAAAGGGACGCCTGCAAACGGACGGCCACGAACTGGCCGGGTTTGTCAGCCCTACAGGCACCGCGTTCTCCGTTCGTAGGTTAGGTTCCGTTGACTGGATCACCAATGCATCCCATTCGTCTTTGTTCCCGTTCACCATTGAGGTTGGGGGTGAGGTGATGACCGTGACCAATATTGATACGCCATCCTTCTCGGACGGCTTCTACTACCAAACGTTCACCGTTACTCGGTCGACTAACTACGTGACCAAAAGCCACGTAGCTAAGACTCCCGTCCGAGTGGCAGAACCGACCCGATTGGCTCTGTGATATGACCTTTTTCGCCGGTGAGGACTGGACAGCAGCCGACGCTAACACCTTGGAATCAGGGATCTCCACCCTGGACGGTCGCACGGACTCCTTGGAGGCCATCCTCGCTACTGGTGGAGAATGGGCCTCCTCAGGGTCGTACGCACTGAACACGGGCTCTAACAAGCTCGTGTTCGGAGTTACAAGCATCTCACCCAACGGAATCACGCTCTTGTCTTCCAATACATGGGAGATCGGGGCGACTGGCCACTACCAGTTCTGGGTTCAGATCCGAGCTAACGCTGCGGTTAACGGAGGCGTGTGCATTGGAGCTACCTCATACAATGATGCGACGCACGTCTTGCCGTTCATCTCATTTGCTGATGGTCCGGATTACGGCGTCTCTGGCCGAGTACGGCTGACATCCGGAACTCAGGTGTGTGCCTACTTCTACAACAACGGGGCTAACACGTCTTTGAACCACGGTCTTCGCCCCGCGCAAGCACGAGTTTGGAGGGTGGCGTAATGACGACTCCTGACCCTTTTCAGTACGTCCGAGAGGAATTGACCGCTGTGCGGGAAGCTGTACATGACGGCCTCGCGGAAACCCGGGCGGATATGTCGACTCTAGCCAGTGAAGTTCGTGGCTATATGGCCAAGCAGGATCCCCGTATCGCGGTTCTTGAGCACAGGGTGACCGCTGCTGAGAACGCTAAGAAAGATAACAAGGTCACATGGTTGGCACTGGCCGTAGCGGCGCTGGCCTGGGTACCTAATTTCCTACCCTTCATCGGTAAATAAGGAGAGCACCCACATGGCTTGGTGTCCGTTTGCGGTACACAAGCCGCTCAGTGAGAACCACACCCAAGGGTCAATTACGCCACGAGCGGTCATCCTACACACAGCGGTTAGCGCGTCTGACTCGCTGTTCAACTTCTTTCAGCACAACTCCGACCTCGAAAGCCACTTTTATGTGAGTGAGGAAGGTGTCATTGAACAGTACATGGACACCCAGATCCGGGCGGACGCGAACAAGAACGCGAACAGCTTCGCGGTAAGCATCGAGACCGAGGATGGCAGGAAGATCCGGGAATGGACCCCGGTTCAACTTCAAGCTCTAATCCGTCTCGTTACCTGGATCTGTGACACCCATGGTATCCCGAAGCGGCAGATCCCTAACGCTTATGGATCAGGTATCGGGTGGCATGTGCAGTTCGGGGCCCCCGGTCCTTGGACCCCAGTTTCCAAGAGCTGTCCTGGGGCCCCCCGGATTGCTCAAACCCGTGATGTTCTTATTCCCGCCGTGGCTAACGGCGGAGGCGGCGGGGGCTCTGCCCCGCCCGCCCGTACTAACCAGGAGGATCTAATGGCTCAGGGAGCGGCTGGCAAGGGCCAGGTTTCCATCCCTACGAATGGTGCGCGGTCGCTGTTCTGTCTCGTCGGAGGCAAGGGGGCTAAGGTCTATGGCCACGTGTACTACATCGGGGATACCCCGGCGGGTACCGCTCTCGGCCGTTACCTTGGTGATCGAGGGGTGAACTTCGATGCTGACCGTCCGGGGCCCGTCGCTCTCCCTGAGGGTGTGCGTGGGGTGACGCTCTTCTACGACGCATCGGCACCGTTTACGGCGTGGTGCGCGTGAAGTACGCCAAAGCCGTCCTAGCGGCTGTCTTCGGGCTATCCCCAGCGGCCGTCGTTGGCCTGTTGGCAGCCTTCGATGTGCACCTTGACGTCCACACCGTAGCCGCCATTCTGGGTGGCCTGAGCCCGCTCCTGGCAGCTCTCGGTGTCGCCATCGGCCCCGCTAACAAGTAGTAAACACAGAAGCCCCCTACCTAGCCACCACGGCCGGGTAGGGGGCTTTTCGTCGTTTCAACCCCGCGTACGTTAGCAACCTCTTGGGGTCAGCGGCGGCGGCTGAAGTATGCGGATGCTACCCTTTGCCGAATGGAGCTAAAAACACTAGGCGTTACACGGTTGTCCCAGCTCAGTGAGGTGACAACCTCTCCCGAGCGGCAGGCAGAACACCAAGATAAGTGGATCAAGGTACATGGGGGCACCCTTGTGCACCGAACCCAAGACCTCGGGGTTTCAGGGTCCCTCTCCCCGTTTGAACGACCGAGCCTAGGTCCCTGGTTAACGGATACCCCGCCGAAACCCTGGGACGTCATGGTGGCCTGGCGGCTAGACAGGGTGGGGCGGGATGCGCTGGACACTCTCCTCCTACTGCAATGGTTGGACGAGAGAGGTAAACGACTGGTTACCGTCGCTGACGGACTCGACTCGGCAGGCCCGTATGCTAAGGCATTCATTACCCTCGCGGCGGTTTTCGCGGAGATGGCTCGAACTACCTCCTTAGAAATGTCCGCCGATGCCCGTGCGAAGCTACGGGCTGACGGCAAATGGCTAGGGGGAGGAATGACCCACGGTTACCGCCTAGATTCTGAAGGCCGCTTGGAGATTAATCCAGACACCGAGGGGGACATCCGCCGCATATTTGAAATGGCTGCCAACGGGGTGCGGGTGCCGGAAATAGCGCGTAAGCTCCAATGGCTGGAGCCCCGCGTATTTAGAGCTATCCGTAACCATGCGTACATAGGGATAGGTCCTGTACCTACTCCGGCAATTATTGACCCGGAGACTTTTGAGAAGGCCCAAAAGCCCACTCAAGTACGCATACGGTCCGGGTCGGCCGAGCTAACTGGCGTAGTGTGCTGTCTTGTGTGTGGCCACATCTTGCGCATACAACGACAGGGCGCGGGCCGTGGACGATCCGCCCAGTGCTATTACCGGTGCCCCGAGAAGGGGCACACCTTAGGAATTCGAGCGGAGGTGTTGGCCGAACTCGCCACAATCGAATTCGTCTCAGCCTTTGGGGCGGAACCGGTTATTGATGAGATCGTGCACCCGGATACGACTGCCGCTGAAGCCGCGTTATGTCGAGTAGAACTAACCCAAGTTGCCGGTCAGATGGCGGACGGAGATCGGGTGGCCTTGCTGGCCCGTATGTCTGAGCTGTCCGAGAAGCTAACCGAATTGGAAGCGCGATCACCTAATGACCGCGTAGAACGGGTTAACACAGGCCGTACATGGGCTGAGGAGGTTGATCGGCTGACCCTCGCCGAACTCGGGGATGAGCTACGACAGCGGGGGGTGCGCATCGGTGTCCGGAAGACGTCCCACAAGCCCGAAGTGATCGAAGTTGAGATCCTGACCGGTAACCTAGCCTCATGAAGCGATCTCCGGACCACTTGAGGGTTGAAGGTAGCAGGCAGGAACTGACCGGTGAAATCCGCCGACTTGCTGAGGGCTGGGACCACCTAGGGAACGGACGCCTAGCCCAGGAGGCCGCTCAGGCTGTCTCAGAGCTAGCCCAAGGAGCTTCCTCCGTCCGGGTGGGACACACGGTCTACGGCGTGACAGATGACACGCCAACGCCTACTATCGGCTGACCGCCCGGCAACGGGCCGGGCCTGATCAAGGACAATTGCATGATCACCCAAGCGGACAGCGTCGATCCGTGCCACAGGGCACGGGGAGTTGAGAAAGTCGCTTACTCTCAGCCCGTCACGGGTCTGTGGGCAAGCGAGACAGCCTACGGACCCCGGCGGGCTGAGCCATGCCGATAACCGCAGACACGTGGACGGCCCGGTATGTCACCTCGGACGGGTACATCCACGATTTCAACGAAGATTCACTACAGGACCCCACCATCACGGCGTTCGTCCCTTGGTGCCAGGCCCGGAGGCGATACCCGGACAAGCGGTTCTTCCGCAGTGAAGTCCGTCCTGTGCACAACACAGGGTGTCGGTGTCCTTACTGTGCAGTGAGGATGGGGGCGTGATGCCAGAGGCCTCCAATATGACCCCGGGGTATTCCCTCGAATTCGATCACCGTGGACATCGTGTAGGCGGTGAGATCGATCTCGATGCGCCGAGATTACCCACAACGATCTCAAAAATGACAGAAGAGGCTTGGGCAGAGACCGCCGAGGCTGACCGCCAGTGGAGGGCAGAACATCAACCGTGAACGACCCAGCCTCTTAATAACGACAAAAAGCCCCCTCCTGAGCCACTAGGGGCTCAGGAGGGGGCTTTGTTGTATCTAGCGTCGTCGTTTAACAGCCTCCGCGTACACGAGGGACGTTCCTGCCAACTGGATCAGTTCACTATAGCGCTCCGCATCGGTGTCTGATGTGAAGACTTCTAGTAACTCTTCTAGCAGAAGATCATCCCACCCGAGAGTGCCGGTTACCCTGTCCTGCATGTCTCGCGCTCGGGACAAGCGGAGCAGCTTCTTATACCCCCGTATACGGTCCTCTGGGACTGAGCCCCCGAGGTCCAACGCCGGGTTTCCGAGGCCGTATCGCCCGACGAGATCCTGAGCGTGCTTCTTCGCGTCTTCTATGGCCGTCATGCCAGCAGTTTGGCATCCCGTCGGCGGATAGCCTGAACCCACTGGAGCGCGACGGCGGCAACCTGGATCAGCTCCTCACACCTCCGGTCGTTGTCCGGCTCGCTGAGGGCTTCGTAGACCTCCTCCAAGAGGATCAAATCCCACCCAAGTCGCCCCCTCTCCCGAGAGAGGGACTCCTGTGAACGGATGACAGCCAAGGTTCGATGGGGGCCGAGGATCGCGGGGAATCCGTCAAGCTCCATAGAGGCGTCCGGGTGGTCCTGCTGGCCCCAACGCTCATCCTGGCGCTTGAGTTCGGCCTCAGCTTCCCCCAGCTCCCGCCAATGAGGAGGTTCGGAAAATACGTCAATGTCGGGCATGGGAGAGCACATCAGGCCGCCTTTCCGGGTATGCCCTCGGTTGATTCGGAGCCGTTGAGCTGTCCGAGGGTTTTCCTAACCGCCCGCGCATGGGCAGCCCTTGCTCGTAGCTGGGTCAACGTATCCCGCTCGATCACGTACCGGGCATCTAGATCCGGGAACCGCTTCTCGGTGACTAGGACGGTACGGACCTTCGGCCCGCCGATGAGTGCTCCGTCCGGGGCCCCCAGCAACCCCGGAATTCCGTGCGAGCGCACATCCCGGATGACCGTGTTGCCATTGATATCAAGGGTGGTCATTCTACGGGCCTCCACGTTATTGACTTGAATTCGTTTCTAACCGTTAGCTCAGTAGTGATGGCCACCAACGCTTCGTCGTGTTCAGCGAACTTGAACAGCGTAGTTCCGGAACGGCGCTTAGCTTCGATGATGAACCCCTTGCGGGGCCGAGACGGATCGATAGGGCCGGTCATTTCTTCGCTCCTGGGTACTTCGGTGGACGTCCTGTCTTCTCGGCCCATCGAAGAAATTCGGCTACGAAGTACAGATGTCGTACGATTTGGCCGTCCTCCTCCGAACCCTGAGAGGTGGCTTCCTGGAACTGGTCTTCAGTCCAGTCATAGGGATGGACATAGTTTCCATGCTCGTCTTTGACTAGACGGCGGATGGCGTCGATAGCCCGGGAATGAACCGTTCGGATCTCCGAGAGCCAGCCTCCTACCCGTTGGCCGACCGGGAGAGCGTCGTACCACTCTAGGTAGTTACACCTCGCCTGAGCATCAGCCTTAGTCTTCGGCCAAGAGTCAGCGCACCCGCCATCTCGGCTAGTCTCACGGCCGAACTCGTCGTAGAACTTGTAATACCCAGTCCCGGGGTCCCGCGCGTTCCCGTACTCGAAGAACTCGAAGGTGTACTTCACGCCGTCTCCAATCGGTCGGGGACTTCCTGTTCTCGGATCATGGCCTCATCCAACTTCTTAGCCCAGAAGACGGCTTCCTCTCGCCAACCTCGGGCATCCCGGTGAGCGAGGACTAGCCGACGTCTCAGTACCACGCAATCGCACTCCCTTCGGGTGGCCTGACGTAGAATCAGGCCACCCAGGAGAGCCCAGGGAATTAGGGTTTTCATCGTTCCCACGACCGGCCTAGAGCGAACTTCAAGGCGTCCGCCCAAGTCTCGAACGTCCGCCCCTCGGTCAGACCGCAACACTCGAACTCCAAGGAGTCGGGGAGGGTTACGTCCCAGGAGACGCCGTCCTCTTCGTGACGCCCCTCCGCATCCGACCAATAGGCCGTCCAGGCGACTTTCTTTACGCACGGGATACCTCGGCCGTCGGGCGTCGTGCGAATTGGGTCACCCCACATCGGCTGGACCCTCAATAGCGGCTAGGAGGATTCTCTCTGACAAATTACTCACTTCAACTCCTTGCCGCCCCGGAACACCCGGACCGATCGACCGGTTGGGGAGACGTATATATCCAACCTCTCACCCGTATCGGGAGTGATTCGCGTGATCGTGGTTCCTCGAATCTCGGCACAACGCTCGACAAGAGCCGCCCCGAATTGGAACCCGTAATCGGTCAGCTCACTACGGACGTTCTTCACGGAAGCCAGCTTTCCGCCGACTCGTGTCGGCCACGATCATCTATTTCGTTCATCTCCGGATTCGCTTTCTCCCGCGTTGTCTCATGCGCTCGCACTCAGTGCACACACGTTGATTACCCCGGCCCGTTCTCCTAGAAGTGATCGACAGGTCGTGATCCCTCTTACAGTGGGTCTTCAGGTGGTTACCGTTCAGGGGGTTCCGGCCCTTGGCTGCACAGTCCCGACGATTATCCGCCTGAGTACCCACTTCCAGATGAAGGGGATTAGAGCACTCCGGGTTGTCACACTTGTGCATAACAACCCAACCGCCGGGGATTGATCCCTTATGCAAGGTGTAACTAAACCTGTGTGCATAAACGGATCGCCCGCGATGGCCGAACAAGCCGTAGCCACTCGGCAATTTGGAGCCCAGCCAAGCCCAGCAACCGGGCTTCACAACAACCCGGTCCCAATAGCGATCAACAGCTACACGTTCGGCAATGGTTTCCTCCAGGAACCCACGAGGTTGAGGACTCATGCACCCCCCGATCGTCACAGTAGCTAGCGAACAATGGCTTCCCGCACTGGATCTGATCCCAAGGGATGCCCCAGTGATCAAGCCAGCCTTCGATCGCTTCGTAGTCCGTCCACGGGCGGGAGGTGTGAATCACGATCTTGTAGCCCTCAATACGCAGTTCGTCCGCCTTGTGGACGTTCTCAGCAATCGGGTTACCGATACCCGATGTCGGGTTATCCGGGGTCCACAACGGGTAGGCTAGGGTGCCATCGAGATCAACCCCGATCCATTTGAGGTCAGACCGGGGTGGAGGATTGGTATAGGTCACGATTCCTCCAAGTCATCGCTCAGGGTGAGTCCGGCTTTCTCCGCGAACGCCTGGAGCGAGATAATGCCGTCCCAGGGGTTACACGTAGAAAACTCGGCAAGAGGGGCATCTCGCCGAGTCCACTCTTCCCAATTGGGCCCCTCGAAGGCCGTCACGGTGCCGTGGCCGTACCGATAGCGGAGATAGAGATACTGGCCTGTATCAGTCCAGGCATCCCATTGCGAGGGGCAAGCCCAACAGGTCTGGACGGCTTTGACGATAATCATCGCGCCCACTCCGGAACCTCATCGATCGGGATTTCGTAAGCAGTATCCTCTAGGTCAGCCCAAAGTACCTCAATACCGCTATAGACAGACGTTTTACGTGCCGCCCCCGCGTACTCCACGAACGTCAGTCTAGACCCATCCCAACGGTAAATCCATCCATCAGAATCCGTCGCGTAGCGGATAGTTGGTTTTAGGGCTGAGTCTGCCTCTTCACACTCCCAGCCACATGCTATATAACCAGCCGCATCTACGAAGTTATCCCGCTTCGGCTGAGCGATCATCCGGGCCATCTTGAGCTGAACCATGAGCTGAGCGACTTCAGCCGCCGTAAGCGGCTCCGTCAGCTTGTGGCCGATCTGAACACTCCAAAGGGCGGCGGTGTTGGAGAAGTTCTCCGTAGGAGACCCGTAGGTCTTATTGCGGTCTCCGGTGATCAGCCCGGCAGCCTCGGTCAGAATCGCTTCACGGGGCGTCTCAGTCATTTGCTCTCTCCATACAGGATGTCGATACGAACCTTAGTGCCGGATTCCAGTTCGACACCCCGAACAGAGATGGAGTCGCCACCCAAGTCACGAATCCACTCGACACGTAAGGTCTCACCCCGGGTGAACCCCTGGCCCTCATGGTTTACGAATACCATCGAAACCGTGACGTGCTCTTCGAGCTTCTCCCAGTCGCTCATGCCTTCAACCCTTCGATAATGTTTCCAACCGAAGCAGTGAGATCCCTAATTGGGACTTCGTCCAATACCCGAAGGCTGTCGATCGCCCGATCCACCTTTCGGTACAGGCCGTCTAGCTCACTGGAAATCCCGTTGGCGTAATCACTAACGGTATCCTTGGCGCTGTTCATCTCGATCAGCTCCGACGCCAGGTTGTCCTTCTCGATCTCCAGGACGTTGACCATATGTATAGCGTCCGCCAGTCGGCCGTTAAGCTCAATGATTTCATTGTGCTGACGCTCGATCTCCCGAGTCTGCTCCGCGATCCAGGCGTCAGCGCCCGTGGCTGAATAGCTCATTTGCTCTCCTCTTGGTGTGCGCGAATGGCTACGAGAATTTCCAACAGGTCAGCGACGCCCCCGAGATTCGTAACCAGCTCCTCCTCGTCGTAGGGGTAAGGCGAGTACCCAAGCCACATGTCCCCATCTTCTATGTAGACGTAATAGCCGTCGTACATCTCTCTCCCTAATGGTTGCACTCGTACCAGTTGTCTCCGAGCGCCCCGGACGACGCCGGAAATTCGATTCGTTGTCCTCGACCGTGCTTGGGATCGAAGACTGTAGACATAGCGTTAACTAGCCACGCTTGGTGTTTCTTCGCGTTCTTCCGAGGAATGGAGAACACGAACTCATCATGAATCTGAGCCTTCGTCCGCCGGAGAACCGGCAACGGGAACGACAGCAAGATGTCGCACATGATTTCCCGAGTGACGTTCTGGCCCATGTAGGCGGGCCCTTGGGTGTGAGCCCTGTCTTTATCTACCCGCATCTGACGGCCCCAGTCGTTGACGACGTAGCCGTGCCGACGAGCGAATCTCCGGATCTCGTCTTGCCATTCAGCCAAACGCGGGAAGTCCCGCACCATGCCATCACAGAACCGCTTTGCGTCTTCCAGCGGAGCCCCGGCCATCGCTGCCAGGGTGGCCGCTCCACCACCATAGGGTTGACCATGGGACATCGGCTTAACAGCTTGCCGGTAGTGGGCCTGGGTCTCTTCGGACTCCATGACTACGTCATAACCCCAAGTGGTTATGGCGTTGAGAAGGTGGCCATCCTGCCCAGGCTCGAACCTAACGGCGAACTCTGTGTCCCCCGATTCAGCGGCGATTCCTCTGGAATCGGCCTGGCTAAGGTCGACAGTGCACAACACCTCGTCGGCATAATCAGGTAGGTAGTACTGCTTCTCGATGGCCCCGGGGCCCCTTGCCGTCCACACGGTCAGCCCAGGCTTGGTGGTTGACCATCGGCCTGATGCCTGGAGCATGGTGATCTCCGGGTGAACCCTGCCATCCGGGTGGAGGCTGTCTAGGGTCAACTGAGCAAGCGATCGCTGTCCCTTGACCTCCGCCAAGGCAGTTCCTAGATCCTCGGCACTCGTACCCTTAGTCAGCTGGATTAGCGTCTCTCCACCAAGAGACAACCCGTACCACGGGGGCAGTGGCTCGCGCTCTAAGTGCGTAGCCTCAGCGGACTTCTCCATTACCCAACGATTGCGGGCCGCTATCTGGCTCTTGGAGAGCTTCCGGCCGTTCCCCGCTATACCGGCAAGGAGTTCGTGTTTCCAAGCCGACACCGAGGATCTGAGGGCCTTAGCTTTCTCGATAGCCTTCAGTCGATCGCGGTCTCGGTTCTTATATCCATCCGTCTTGGGCCAGTCGACCGTCTTCGGGGTGATACCCGCATCCGCCAACGTGGACACGATGACCCGCTTGCCGTCGTTAGTTGACCAAGGGTTATCGCTCTCAGTTGGCAGGCCGTAATCCTCTGCCAGCTTCCCAACAATGACGTCTCGGCGGGCGGCTAGCTCATCCCGGCGTTTGGTGGCCCCTTCAATCCACACCCTCCAGCCATTAGACCCGATAACCGCCGCTCGGGCGGCTATCTCTTGTTCCCGCATCGGGTAACCGACGTAATCCCGCGTGTACCCACGACTGCCGTCGTAGCGCTCTCCGTTACCGGAGAGTTTGCCTCGCTTGACCAGCCCGGCGGCTACCCGCTCTGATGCCTCAACGTCACCTACGAGGTAGGCCCGGTATCGAGGGTCATCTACTGGGATTCGACCGAACCCCAGGGAGATATCCTCCCCCGGCTCCACGAACTCAGCAGCTAGCTTCTTAAGGTCATCCGTCTTTCCACTGATACCTAGTTGGTGGGCCTGTTCATCCAACCCGAACCAAGGCATCATCTGCTTCGGCTTCCAGCCGTCCTTAGGGGCTTTATGAAAGGACCCGTGTCGATCCAGCCATTCGGCGGGGGTTTGGTTGACCAGACCGGCATGAATGATCGTGTCGTATACCCGACCCTCCATCGCCAACTTCACAGGCTCATTGGAGAGATGCCCGAAGATAGCCTTCAGGTCGAAAAAGTGGATGTTATGACCGACGATCCATCGGGCTCGGCGGATGACGTCCCGCATCTCTTCGAGGTCGGTGGTGATTGTGACTTCGGGATCACCCTTCCACCGATAACCCCCGAGACGGAAGAACTCCTGAGGGGGCAGTGTGTAGATAAGGTGCGCCGAATGGGTCTCGATGTCCAGGGTGAGAGTGCCTTCCGGCGCACGCATGGGTTACTCCTTAGAAATCTGGTTCGTCGTCCGACGTCGGCTCCTGAGCCTTCGGGGCCGCTTTCTTAGCCGGGGCCTTCCCGCCCCCCCGGTTGACCTGAATGGTCAACTTGTTCATCGTGTTGCCGCTGTTGGTGTCCTTGGCGTCGAACGAGAACCGAACCTGAACACCCGAAGTCAGCAATTCATCTTCGAGGGCATTCTCAAGCACCGTAAGGTGCTGTTTAGACCGGAGAGGAAAGCTGCCCTCAACGCCGTCCAGGGTGTCTACTTCAACCCACCGGACCGGTCCGTACTTACCGTCAACCAAGTCCCCTACTCGGCGATAGGTGCCCTCGATCTTGCTGCCGATTTTTGTGGCGAGGCGCTCACGCTCGTCGTAGTCGCCTCCGCCGTTGTCCTCGACGGTTTCCCAAGCCATATTATTTCTCCTTAGGTTTGTTCAGCCACTGAGCGTCACACTGCCCAGGGTTGGGATAATCGACGGCGGCACACTCAAACAAGTGGCCTACTTCGCCGTTCTTCTTAAGCGTCGACTTGTATCTACGCTTCTCGCCGTGGTCACATTCAGGTGGCTCACCCGCCCACTCAGGCGGCTCTACACTGCCTGGGGGTTGACCCGGCCTCAGCCTTTTGGGGCCGCCCCGCCACCAATAACCTTCTTGTAGTGGCTATCGAGGTCCACCACTCGATTCATCAGGGTCGACACTCGGCCATCGAAATCCTTGATCTTGAACAGATCCGCCAGGTATTCCGCACTACCCCGGACAACGATCCACGGGGCGTCAAAGCCCCCGTGGGCCTTGAAGGTCACCGAGATTTCATTGTGGTCCGCCACTTCGTTCTCCTCTTCGTCTTTGAACGGGTCGAAGTCAGCAGCCATAGCCATGGGTGAATTCTCCTCCGCAGTACATTTCTCGGTCATCCGCTGACCAATTGGCGATCAGCGCGGGTCGCTCATCCGGAAACAGTTCCGGCACCACCCACGATTGGTACATATCTCCTCGGGTAACCGTGATATCAAACAGAGTCGTCACCGGTCGCCCCCTTCTCTCTTGGACAGTGAATGGGTTGCCGAGTTGGACAGCACCCGACGTGAACCAGGGCCTTCATGGGCCATCTCCGCTTCTCGCCGGAGACGATTCATGGCAACGGCCAAGGCGTCCCTAGCCCGGGTGAGATTCATCCTGGAGACCCCAGCTGAGGCGTCATAGTCCTCAGCGACGTACCTGGAGAACAACACCTCAGCATGCCGTGGGCTAATGGCCTTCATGGCCTCCTGAGCGTCGATCCACTCGACGTGTGACGGAGACCCAGGGATATCCATAGCTCCCCCGTTCGACAGGATTCTCCGGACGTCATCCGTCGAGTAGTAGACCTGAGCGGAGAACACCTCTTGGTCGGCCAGCTCCGCGCCGACACATTGCCGGGCGATAGCCCTGAGCACCCGACCCCGTTGGCCTTCCTCGTAGGACTCTAGGGATTCCAGCGTTTTCGGGGATTCCAGAATCTTCACCCATGTGCCGTTGCGAATATCCTCAAAGTCCAGTACCCCTGTCCACGAGCGGGAGACCACGAGTGCGGCTTTATCGACCTCGGCGACAATAGCCTCATTCATCCTTCCACTGGCACATGTCAAGTAATCAGGCAGCACGAATATCAACCCCGAAGACGCGCTTACCCTCCGACGACCAAGACCCACACGCGTCGCACCGATACCGCTGGTAGGCCCCGACAATCGTTTGCCGGAAACCCCGGGGCTTCAACGCCTCTATGCCAGCCGGGCAGCGAGGACAACCGTCAACTTCCGAGTAGAGATTGCGGTTCGGGTGCTCCGACCCGATCCACGGCAACATCTTGTCGTAGAGGTCAACCAGTAGGTTGACGTCCTGAAGGTTGTATTCCTTCATCTCTTCCCAGGCAGCGGGGTCACCCTTCATGCAGCGAAGCCAGAGATCGAACCCGGAATGCTGGACCTTCCCAGCCAACCCGAGTTCCTGGCTGACGTTCTGGAGCTTCGAGCTGACGAACCGGAAGTGCTTCCGGGACGTCAGCATAAGGTCGATTTCCTTATGAGCCGACGGGCGGCCAAGACCTTCCAAGAGGAATGCCCGCTGCATCCACCTGGTATCGAATCCCTTCCCGTTCCAGGACACTAGGGCGTCAGCCTCATCGAACAGCTTGAAGGCGGCTCGGATCATCCGTCGGTAGTCAGACTTCTTCGGGCCACCGAAGAACATGATGTTCTTCGGTGGCTCATCGACCCACCGGGCCCCGAAGCTCATGATCTCGCCACGGTCCTTAATCTGGTTAAGGCTAACGTTCTGCTTGAACAAGCCCCAGACGTAGGCCAGGTTCGGCGATGTCTCGATATCCCAGGCCAAAATGCGAGGTTCGGTCATCGGTTAGCCTTCCGGGACGCCTTCTGACGTCGACTGAGGGAACGTCGTCGGGCCTTCGCTTTCAGGGACACCGTCCCGCCGTACACGTGCTTGCCCAAGACATTCAGGGCGAACAGCATAGCCTTCTGATAAGACGTACTCTCCGTCATTTGTTCTCCTCGATCGGTTGCCATGTCTTGGTATCCCGGTTCCACCGGTCGACCCATCGGCCCTTGTCATCCAGCCGGACGATTACCGGGGGGCCGTGCTTGTCCCGGATGACTGTGCACCGCCAGATCACTCGGTAACCTCCTCGCCGGTCTCGACATCCACGAGACGATAGTGATTATTCGGCAACATCCAGCCCGGTTCCCTGCTTTCAGCCTCCTTACGGGAATCTGCCCAGACAAAGCGCCCATGAGAGATCTCATAAACTCGGCTGTCATAAACGAATTCCCCCTCTTCCCCATTAAGGCCGAGGTACCAACCGATAAGAGTCCGAAGCTTCGGCGCGACATCGATCTTCTCTCCAAACTTCTCGTTCAAAGCGTCCACGATCGCCTGAGCCATCGCGGCGTCGTCCGTCGAGGACTCCAGGTCTACTGTGGTCACCTCAACATCATTAGCGTCCAACACGATGTAGTAGTCAGCCTTGAACGGCGTGCAGTACTTGGGGCCATCGGTCGGCTTGGGTCCGATAAACGTCATAGTTTCTCCCTAAAAGAAAGAACCCGCCTGCTCGGCGGGTTCAGTAGGTATTCGATTGCTGCCCGGAATCTCTCCGGGTCATCCCGGAATCTTCCGAGTAACTGGTTATCCGGGCCGCATAGGAGACCCCGGATGCACTTGCCACACGACGTAGGCCCTGGGCAACAACTATGATCGTGATCGACTGCTAGCGCCTTTGTCTTCCCGGTGGCCCCGCAACCCATGGCACATTGCCCGCCCTGTGCCTTGTACAGCTCTTGGTAGATCTCGGCCGATATCGAGTAGACCCTCTCCAGCCGGGCAGCCCTAGCGCGCTCTCGGGTAGCCTTACGGCGGGCCCTGATGTGGGTCACACAAAGGTTGACCTTAGGGCTAACCCTCTTCGTGGGCCGGATGGTCTTCACGCCGTCCCGGATGCAGTCGTTGCAGACGACTGGCTTACTCAACGCCGAAGTGCTTGTTAAGGAGTTTGACGACCAGAGCCGCCAGTTCACCGTCTTCTTCTTCCGTCAGGGTCGATCCGTTGACTGTGATTAGGTCCTCGCCGTTGTCATCCCAGATAATGCTTCTAATCCCGGGGACAACAGCGAACGGCAGGACCACGGCAGGCTCCTCGACCGGCTCAGGCTTCGGACCGATGAAGCTCAGCGGCTCAACTGCCTTAATGGTCTCCGGCCGAACAAACCGGTAATCGTCCGGGTAATTGCCATCCGGCAATACTGACCGTTCATCTGAGTATTCCTGCTCTTGTCCCGGTTCCAAGAGAACCCCGGCAACCTTCTCCACGCCATCGGTACAAGTAGCCGTGACCCGTGTACCCGATTTGATATCCGTCATGGTCACACCCCGATTCCGAAATAGGCGTTCAGGGCTTTGGCGATAACTTCCGCGATCTTGTAGTCATCCTCACCCTCAAAGTCGACATGCTGGCTATCTGCGTAAGAGACCCGAACTTCGTTGGCATCCATGACCACGCCGTCTTTAGCCTTAAAGGGGCCGACATGCTTCGGACCCTTGACCCCGGGGGCCTTGCCGATTAGTTTGTACTTCGTCATCTGTCTCTCTCCCTAATACTCAAGTTTTCCTTGACTTACGTACACCGGGAACCCGCCCGGCCCGCCGATGGTTCGCCCTGTCCACCGGGATCCATCCTCGCTGTCCTTCGATTTCGTCACAGTCACCGAATACCTGTGTTCTCCATCGGGTTCGGCGAATAGGATGTAGTTCGACTTCCCGAAGAAAGCCCCGTGTTGTCCAGCCATTTCCTTCGAGTAGACCGTATTGCCGTCTCGGTCTACCTTAGGAGCCTTCGGGTGATGTAGGACTACCAAGGTCACCCCCGCCCTAATAGCAAGGTCTTTGAAGGTCACTACAATACGAGCGGCATCGGTGTTGATAGACAGCCCGCCTGTGACGTATTCCAACATGTCAACTACGACAAACCCAAAGGGTTTCATGTAGCTCACCGCGCGCTCTACCGAGCGCGGGCTATCCAATTGTAGATTGCCAGGCTGAACTTCAATCATCCGGGGGTCCGGGGTCAACCCATGGTGCTGAAACCACGCCCTGAACCGATTAGCCACGGAGGTAAACGCCTCAGCCGCTAGATACAGCCCTCGGGTGGCCTTGACGTCCGACCCCATGAATCTCCCGGCTGTTGCTAGGTGCCCACACAAGTCGACCATCATCGCTGTTTTGGCTGCCCGACTCCCGCCGTACAACAGGGTAACCTCGTTCTCCGCTATCAGCCCAGGGACAACCCATACCGTCGACTGCATCGGGGATGTGAGGTCGGCCGCATCCTCCCGACGCAAATGGATAGCCGCTTCACCCTCGATCTTCTCTAGGGCTTTCTTCTGGCCCCTCAGCCGGATTTCCTGCCGGGTGGCCTCCACGGCTACTAGGTCATCAAAATCAGGCTCTGGCTCACCTGGTAACCAGGGCTCGACCTTCGTCAGCGCCGACTTGATCGACCTTCGAGCATCGGACAGTGTGCCGCCTGGGCGATCCCTGTAGGCGTCGAGGAAGGTTTCCTCAATCTCTGGGTCTTTCATACCTACGCCCATAGCGACGGCGGCGTACCTCATTGACAGAGGGCCTAGGCGTTCCCAGCCCTCGCCAGCGGGCATTTCACGAACTCGCTTGAGGAGCGCTTCGGGGTCAGACGGCAAAGACTGATCCCGACGAGCCTCTTCCTTGACCCGGATCAGCTCGACCCATTCGGGGGTGAGTATTGGAAGCTCATCCCTGGCTACAACCGTTCCGAACTTCCAGGCCCGGCCATCCGGCAGGGCCGTTGGCTCCACGAACAGAAGCCCGCCATTACCTCCGCCTGCCCGGATATCGACATCCTTGACCGGGACTCCTTGGCGATTGGATAGCTCCACACCTTTGGGGGCCCGATACAACAGATGGCGTCCCCCGCTGGACGTGCGCTGGATCATTGGGGTTCGCGGTGGATGTAGCCCGGCTGCTTTCAGGTTGCCCCAGCCGTCTTTCTCGTCAGACTGGTCGATGTCGACGGCGACGATGCCAGATAGCGCACAAACGATGACTACGCCGTCGTAGTCGCCCCAGTGGGCCCGAATGGCATCCGGGTCAGTCGGGTATTCAGCCCCCTTTTCGGGGGACCAATGGCCGTCCTTGAAACGAGGGATCTTCCGGACCTTGCCGTCGTTCCCGGCCACGAGGTCCACGTGAACGGGGTATGCCTTGAAGCCGAGTTCGGTGTACTGAATGGCGGCCTCAGCAGCCGAATTGGTCATTGGCTACGCGGCCTCCTCATTGAACGGGAATACCTTCCGACGGAGGGCACTCAGGATTTCCGGATCGACCCTACGGTTGGGTGGGCCATCATCTGGGACGACGTAGAAATCATCTAGATACTTCTCTGATTCCACTAGATCCCCGTGGTTATCAAACATCGCCAAAGCTTCTTTGGTGTCGACAAAGCGGACCAATCGCCGGTCCACGTAGAAGGTCCAAGCTGCCGACCACTTACTTTCAGCTAGCTTGTTCCACGGGCCAACATAAAGCGAGATCCAGACAGATTCGAGCGTCTTCTTAACGCGGATCTCGTACCGATGCTTTGTGAGGTCCCAGTCTTTCGCCACGGTCAACTCCCTTCGAGCTGACGGCGAAGATGCCGCAGTGCCCGGAGGGCCTCATCGGCGTCTGTCATCTCTGGCAACGTTGGTAGACGGGGAGCCAGCGTGGCCAGTTCCCGAATCAGGGTAACTACCCGCTCGTACGTGTCGAGGACACTCGGGGTTTCGTAGTCCTCGTCGCCTTCGGCGTAGATCTCAAAGGGTTCAAGTTTGTCAGTCATCGGAATCACTTTGGCTTTCTATATGCCCTTGGCATATGTCAAGTATTAGAGCACGCGAAAATCGCATGACGATGCGACAGAGCACCGCCGACATTGATCGCCCGGTTTCGGGTCCCAGTTGCCCGCCTTGATCCCCTCATCGGCCGCATGGAACCGGGCCGTCAGGGTTTCCACGGGGATCGTGGTGAGATCTTTCTCCACGACTTGGGCCGCTGATATCCGCCCCTTGGGGGTCGGGGGCTTGGCTGTCATGATGTAGATGCCTCGGGTAATCTTTTCCCCGGTCTTCTGGCGGATAGCCTCAGCGCCTACCGCGAGCTGCCCGGGATTATCCGGGACCATGCTACCCGCTTTGACGTCTACGATCTCGCCTTCACGGATCTGATCGGCGAACCCTATAACTCGAACGCCGTCTAGGTTGAAATCCATCACCCACTCAACAGCTGGCGCGTCATCTAGCCTCATAACCGGGGGCCGGACGGCCGACACCTGGAGATAGTTCTCCAAGTGCCTACGTAGATCCTGATAGCGCCTAGGGATGTCTTCCGGGCCGTGATAACGGCCTGAGGACTGCCAATACTCCGCGTTGGGTGTGGGCTCTAGGCGGGCCTCAATATCAGCCCTGAACGCCTCCTGAGCCACTAGGAGCATGGAGTCAACGTCGGGTGCTTCACTCTTCTCGTGGGCTTCCACACCCGCATGTACCCCGAGACCGGTAGCGAACCATGCGGCCGGTCGCTGCCAGACCTGTGCTATCCGCTCCAGGTAGTAGGCATGGGGGCAGCTCTCGTAGCTAGTGAGCTGACTCCAGCTCCGGGGGCGGGTCTTGTACTCCTCGTGGCGCTCGTCGGGTGTTTTCACGTACGACCACGGACGACATCCACAATCGCCCCCAGGAGAACGAGGACGGTACCAGTAACAGCCCATCGCCATTCGCCGGTCCACATCCAAGCGGCCAAGCTGATAACGAACAAGGCCAACCCCACGGCAGTGCCTAAGGATTTAGCTCGCGACATAAGAAACCTCCACAACGCATTCGTGTTCGTACGGGGGGCAGACCGCCCATATCTTGTAGATCGATATCTCAGCGCCCCGGGCCCACTCAGGTTCCTCGTCGCCGTCTCCGTTGCGCCCTCGATACCCCAGGGTGTGGCAGTGTTCGACCAAGAGGCAGCGAACCGGCGCGAGGGCCAGTCCGTACGGACTGGCACCCTTGCCCCGAATCACAGTCAGCAAGGCCCCGTCCCTGTATGCGAATACCTTGCCGACTACCTTAGCAATCATCTTAGCTGACATGTGGGGCCTTACCTACTCCGGCCAATCTTCCCGTGCTGGGAGTGACCACCTCATCCGGTTATCGGCCGGTATTTTTGTATTGTTGTCGACCCGGATGATAAGGTCCCCGTCGCTTTCTACTCGTGGTACGTATTCAAAGCTTCCGAAACGGTTTCCAGGAAGCGGAGGGATATCCGGGTCGTAGCGAACTACCGTGGAGAACCTCGTCAGCCGTTCGTAGAAAGCCTTGAGCTTTCGAAGCTTCTCCTTGGACATCCCTTTGCCGTGGGTTTCGGAGTACTCTAGGTGTAGGAGTACCTGCCTGTAGGGGATAGCCTGAACGGTTTCCCCGGATATACTCCACGGCAACATTCGCTTCACCCGCTCTACGGTGTACTCTAGGGGCTTGTCACCTGTGTTTAGTAGGTACCAGTTAACCCCCGACCGGGTTATGCCCAAAATCTTCGCTACCTCGACCCTTGTGAAGCCCTGGTCCAAGAGACCTTCAATCTCTTTTCTGGACGTCGTGCGCTTCCTGGCCATCGTGGTAATCCCCTTCGTCGTTGTGGGGATTACTTTACATGTGCTCCTACCATCGACAAGTTAAGGGCTCTGCGCCGCCGGTTACAGCCTGTTAACCGCTACATCGTTCGGACTACACCCTGTCGTTAACGGGACAGTGCCGATCGTTGTGTCACTGTGATCTACTTCACAGGGCCTAGACTACGCCTGACCAGCGGGTTTGTCACTCAGGCCGCACGTACGTTCGAGATTTAGGGCTCCTGGGTCGACCACGACGAGTAACTGGAAACCTCAACCGACCAGGGGATTAGCCCACTTGGAGTACTGTCTAAAGGATCTCCTAAGTTCACCCATGTGCGCGGGTGCTTCTCAGGCCGTGAGAAGGGGTCTACCTCCACGTGATCGTCGCCCCAACCTCGTCAGCCCATCTCTGACTGCTGAACAAGGTTCCCGACGTAGTTCTTGACGTCCTGGCGAATCTCCTTAATGCCCTCAGTCCCGTATGCCAGTGTCCACTTGGCCGTATCCGGGATGTCCACCATGATCGCTACAGAGACTTTCACGGCGCTTAGCCTTTCTTGTAATCCGTTAGCCTTACACAGATCACCCCGGAGTCAGCAGACCACTCCGGGGTATACCCAAGCTCCGTTAGCGACTCTACGATATCGGTTCGGATTCTGTCCCGGACTAAAGGCCCCTCGATAGCAAGGACTTCAGGTGTCACGTCTTTCGCCGTTACCAACAGTAGCCATTCTTCCGGCACTTGTGGTGGCTCCTTATCTCACATACTGCGATAGACTCTTCGAGCGAAGTCAACAGTATAAAACGTATTGTGCAACTCCCCGTCACGATACACCTTACACAATAGGGGGTCCGTGTCGGGCAAGATACGAATCTCGTACGTATGTCCGTCCTTGGCCTCGTAGACATCTTCCGGCAGGGCAGGCAGACCTTCGTGCATCCTTCAACGCCCCTTACCTAGTTGAACTGGCACACAGCTTAGCTGGCGGGCTCAACCTACGTCGACACCGCCGACGTAGGGAGCCCTCGCGCCCGTCGGCGCGGGAAGGGCCACCCAGCGGATGACCCAACCTGCCACGACGGACTAGTTTGCCCTCGAAGCTGCCCTCTGACGGTGAAGGCGTACCCAGAGCCATCCGGCCGAACTACACGCCTGGTCTAGCAAAGCCTGATTCGCTGTGCTTACCCCTAGCTTTTCACCCATCTCCTTACGGCGAAGGAGTTCGTCGTACATGTGGCCTATGGTGTCGTATTCAGGATTCACTAATACTCCTCCGGGGTCAGTGTGGCTTTAGGTGACAAAATGATCACAGTCACAAAGTGTATCGGGGCCGTTTCCGAAGTGCTCTCGGATGCCTCGACAACGACCGGTACCATTGTCATGCAGGGTGAACGGATGTGGGCAGCCAAAGGCATTGCAGTCCCCACCTACACAGGTTCTCCCGCCCTGCCGAATCAGTTGCAGAGGGACGTCTCCTAACGTCGGTTTACTCACCGATACCACTTCGGCGTAGCTGCCCAAGCGACCTGAGTAATACGTTCCGCGCCGAACCCCTCCCCAACCATCTCCTTAATGTCCACCCACGGGAGAATTGTCTCTGGCATCTGGTAATAGTCATTAGCGCCACCACAAAAGGTGACGTCGTTGGCGACCAGTAGTTTTCCAGAGAGATGGTTCGCATTACGGAAGTAGCCGATAGACACTTCCATGCCTGACTTCAGGTAGACGTCGAGCGCTTTTGATAGCCCGACTAGTGTGTCCGTGGTGTTAATCATAGGACTGGTACTCCTCCGGGAGCGTGATGACGAATAGGCGACTATCGGTGATAAGAGGCGTTAGGAATACGCCTCGCGAGTTCGCTAGCCACGGCTCGGGCAAACTCAGTGGGCGGTAGGGCTTTCCAATGGTCGTATGCCCTCGAACGGGTAGCGGAAAGTGCCCAAATGTGGCGGTAACCTTCACGCGCCTCCCAGCCGATAACGACTTAGCCGTAGCAGATTGTCATGAGATGCCCCTCCGGGTCGTACGCGTTCATGGCACGACCCAGGGGCCCACAGGAATCGCTCTCCGTCGTGTACCAGCGACCCGGCTGGTAACCAGCAGCAACCAGCGCGGGATTCAGAACGGCGCGTTCACACTCGTACCAGTTCCGATAGTCGATGGAGACATCCGGCAGGATGTCATATATGTCCTTAAACTCTTCAACCGTCGCCATTTGTTTTCACTCCTCGGAGCCACTCCGGGGTATGCGGGCGGAGATCCAGGTGAAGCCGGGTCGTGCACTCGGCCCCTTTGACGTGGTTATGGCAGTTGGCGTGAGCGTGGTTCTTGCACACTTTGTAGCCGAACCTGGGGCAGTTCGTTTCCGCTACCCGACGGCAGTCGCCGTTTTCGCAGTCACGAATAATCTCGGTGGACGTGATCCACATCCGCTTACAGAAGCCGCAAACACAAGTACCTACGCGGAGGCAATCGTCAGTGATGAATTGGAAGGGGGCCATGCGAGCATCTCCTCTGCTTTAAGCGCCAACCCGAGGGAATCGAACCCTGTTGGAATGCTCTCCGAGTCGCCCGCTAGAAACAGTGGATCCGAACGTTCTCGGCTGTCCCGTCCCAGGAAGATCATGTGAACCTCGGAGCTACACCCTGGCTGCCTAGCCGGGTGGCCCTGATCAGCGGGCGCTATCTGTCTCCCGACAGTCGCCGCCCCGCTCGCCCCCTCTGCGTGGTCTCCAGGGGCTATCAGGCCCTGGTCTATGCGTCCACTCTTCGGCGACGGATCCCGGTTCCCGTTGCTGGCTCGCTCCGCTGCTAGGACGGAGTCAGTCCGTGTCCCCGGTGCTGCCGGGCCTCCCGGTGTTCCTGGTCGACCTGACACGGTTGACTGTCCTCGTGCCTGTGGCATATGTCAAGCAACAGCTCTCTACCCTCCCCCATACGGGTGATATTTGGAGGGCCCGTGTTGCGCCTTCAAACGGCGCAACTACACCTACTAAGTACTAAGAGATAACTACAGAGAACCTAAGGTCATCCGGAGGTCATCCGGAGGATGACCGTTAAGGTTAGTAACAGATAGCTAGTAGTTAACCCCTAGAAGCTAACGGCGAAATCCAAGATGCTTACACGGGTCCCCGGTGGGTTGAGCTAACCCTTGGCAGCCTCTCCCCTGTCGGGTGGGCTCCCCGCCGGGGTTAGTCGATGAGGGGCTATGAGCCGAACGTACAAGACGGCCCCTTGGTGGGTACGCCAGTCCCGAGGGGTAGCTTCCTACGTCCGGGTGTGTGGTACCGGGTGCTCATACTGCGCTATGAGCGCCGTTCGCCGTAAGTTCGACACCCATAGCTCACGTCCCGCAGCCAAGCGAGCCCTGAGGATGAGTACGAGAACCCGCCTTCGTAGGCTTGTGGCCTACGTACGTAGTACAGACCAGCGCTGACGACTAACAAGCGCTACCCGGATGCCGAACCGGGTGACAAACACGGCTTCCACCCAGGAACTCGGCTGTCTTAGGACCGAGTTTTAAACGACACACAGTGTGCCTGGGTCTTAGCTTTGACCGGTAAGGCCCTCCCGCGACGGCGGTGATCCCTGCCGATGCAGCGTGTGTACAGCGGCTGCACCGTGGTTATATCCGTACACGAGGTCTTATCACGGATATCCCGCCCTGGGCCTCGTGCCCAGGGTTTCTAACTTGTCACATCACTACCGCTAACGGTAGTGATGTGACTAACCTACGGGCAACACTCTACGACGGGAAACCCTCGTACCCGATGTAGATCGGCATAGGTTGTTGACGTGGGTGCGCCTACGCCGGGCGCTTAAGTGGGGACCTGAACCGAATGAACCTTCGTGGGCAGCCACGACTCTGCGGAGAAATACGGGATCATTCGGCCGTCCAAGCAGGCGAGAACAGAACCAGGCCGGGTTCACAGCCCGTTCGGTCCCGAAGAAGTCCTGGGGGCCTGGTTCTGTTCCTGGTCGGGTGTAGCTCAATGGTAGAGCGGCGGTCTCCAAAACCGCTAACGGGAGTTCGATTCTCCACCCGGGCTAGACACCGATCCGGGTTGGCAGATCAGCGGCTTCATGAGCCGTAGCGCGTGGGTTCGAGTCCCACCCCCGCAACTGTAACGTCGGCAGCCCAGGCATCGACTTGTCTCCTAGCAGAGATGTCCCTGAACGGAGCAGCAGCATGGGTACAAGCACCTCAGTGGTCAAGACTGGACCTAACCACGTCTTACACCTGATCTTGTCGATCTGTACGGGTGGCCTGTGGCTGCCTATCTGGTTCATCCTCGCCCTCAAGGGTGCGAACACGACTGTGATCACCTCTACGACCCAAGATCCTCCACGTTAAAAGGGGGGTCTACACACCCCCTCCCCCTCCTCCCTACAAGGCTCTGGCTTATCAGCCGGGGCCTTGTTCCATGAGGGGCCTGTTTCGGGGCTATACATAGAGGCCCGCCTACGGTCTTAACCCCCTCTCGGGTGTAAGGACCCTAGTCAAGGTCCCCAAGGCCGCCTACGGGCCATCTAGGTGGGCCTATGGGCCATCCCTGGCTAGTACCTAGTGTGGGAAGCAGCCCTTACGTGGTTGTGCTGCATACCTGTGCTGTCCTCTGCTGCTTGGTTCACACAGCTAACCTCATGTATCTCTGCATCACGTGTTCAGCGTTGTGCTTTGTTCGGGTGCATTGAACAGGCGTACCCCGTTGTACACACTTCTCTTAGCTTGAGATTGCTCGTTCTCATTTGATTACCAGCAACGGCCCCTGTCGAGGGCCGTGGTTCGAGCTGTGTTAATCGGGGTGATAACAACTTTGTATAAGCTCTTGACAAGTGCGTAAACAGCATACCTAGGGGGGCTCCAGGTGACGGTCTAAAGATCTTGCGGCAGGGGCAT